AAGGTTTAACAGTTTTACCACCAATAGCACTCTGGCTTCCTGAACCAGACAGAGACCCTTGACGGAAGTGTGGGTTGCTATCTAAGAACTCCTTAACTCGATCTTCTATTGTAAGTAGTTCTCCATTTGCGTTATATCGTACATTAGAATTATTATCAACTACTTCTATTCTTCCATCATCTGTGTACTTCACTTCATTTTTTAGTAAAGCAACAACTTGTGCTGGGCTAATAGCTTTGTTTGAAGATGCAACAGATAGTATTGAATTATCTACTTTTTCTTTTTTAATCTGATCTTTAACTCTTTGTAATTCAGAGTCCTTTTCAGATAATCTTTCTTGCATAATCTTTTCTAAGTCTTGCTTAGTCTTAGCTTCTTCTAATTGTTTTTGTTTTAAGATTTCAGCTTTTTGTTTTTCTTCTTCTTGAAGTTTTTTCTCATACTTATTCTTTTCTGCTTCAAGTCTTGTTTTGATTATGTTGTCTAATTGTTCTTGAGTGAAAGTTTGTTGCTTTGGTGCATCTACTTTTACTTCTTCTTTTGGTGTTTCTACTTGTTCGTTATTCGGCTGAACTGCCTCTGTTTCTTGCGTCATAAGACTCCTATTGGTTAATTATTGTGCTTTATCACTAATATTTGTGATTGTCAAAAATCTAAACCATCTGTATCTGGTTGAAATTGATCTATTTCTTCTTTTGTAATTTCTCTATTATTGCTTAAAGCTGATTCAACAACATCTATTAATGACTCTTGTTGTTCTTCTGTAAGATTATAAGTAACTATAGGAAAATCATCATATTTATCTCTATATTCGTTATATAAATCAATTAATCTACTATCATACATATATTATCTCCTATAAATTGTTAAAGTTATTTACTACATCATCAAATGCTTTAGTTGTGTTAGGTGTATAGTAATTCATTATTTTTCTTTCTATTTCTTTAATTGAAATTTTATTATTTATTATAGGAAATGGATTTAAAGACATAGCAGAATGATTAGCCCATGCTTCTAATGTTTGACCCTCTGTAAAAGTTCTAAGACCATCTTTTTTTATTGTGGCATAACCACTATAATATGATTTACCATGACCACCACCTATAGTTTCTTTTGTTATAGCACCAATATAATCATTAAAATCTCCAGAAAATTGAAGATCAAAACCACCTGAATATCTTGGTTCTAATACCTTATGTTTTAATTTAAGTTTAAATTTATAGATAGCTTGTGGAGTAGATGATCTAGCATTAGATGATAAGTAAGCAATTATTTCATCATTTGTTAAAAAAGTTTTAACTTCAGTATGTAGCTTAGTATAATAAGAATCTAATAAACTTTTTTGCGATAATAAATCTGGTTGATTTTGTATAGCTTTATCAAATTCATCTTTAAAAGCTAATCTTCTTTTTTTTAAACCTTTGGTAAGTTCTTTAGTGTCATCTATTAATGCTTGTACTTTTAAATGTGAAATACTATTAAACATTCTTGGGTCATATAAACTTCTTCTTTCTAAAATATCTGCACCAACTCCTTTACTAAATTTACTTTTTAATGCTGTATCAGTTGCAAATTTTTGACCTATAATTCTATCTATTCTGTGTGTATATTCGTGAATAAATACTTTTAATTCTTCTGTTTCTCCTATTCTACTTGAGCCAACATTTAAAGTATCATCACTTCTTCTATAAAATCCTCTACCTTGTTTTTTAAAAGTTTTTAATGCTGGTAAGGTAGATATGGCTCTAGCAAATGCAGATGGTTTAGTACCAAAACCTTTTTCTAAATATGGTTTTTCTTGTTTGCTTACTTTTCCATAAATAGATTCTTTCGGAACTATAGGAATTTCTGAATTAGTTAAAGACTCGCTTTCATCTCCATCTTCCTCATACCAATCAGGATTAACATAACTAAATTGATGCCTACAATTATAACCACCTCTTACAATCATAGGGTTTCCACCTTTTTTACCTGACCAACTTCTGCTAGACCAAATGTCTTGTATTTCTTCTATTGTAAATAATCCATTTGCTCTTTTGTTTAGACTTCCACTTACCATTCTTCTACAAATATCTCTTGTCGTTGGTATTACATCTCCATAGTATTTAACAAATGTAAGTCCAGCATCTTTAGACTTATTGAAGTTTAATGTTGCATCAAAATCTCTTAATGAATCGTTTAATATTTGACCAGCGTATCTTTTCATATTTTCGCCAACTCTTGTACTAGCATATTTACTTTGAAGTATTTTAACAGCACTATCTACTCTTGAGGCTAATGCTGGATTATCTCTATTGTTTTTTACATAATCTACTAATCTATTAACTGCTGGGTCGCTAGAAGTAGCATATATTCCATTGATAGATTCTCGTAATTCTTTTTCTAATACAGTAAATTCAGTTCCAACTAATGTGTTTTGATAGACTTTATCTGACAGTATTCTTGTGAAGTTATTAGATACATCTTTAAACTGTGTGTAATATTGTTTTTTAAGATTCTGAACTAATGCTAAATCTCCTTTTGTTAATTCTTGAAATTCAGGTGGTATAAGTCCAATAGTTTTAAATTGTCTTTCTACTCTTTTTGCTTGTTCTCCAAATCCTTTTCTAACAACCCTATCTGCAAATGGTAAATATTCTTTATCAAGTATTGCTTTGATCTTTGGTCTTATTGCTATTGCACTTTGTAACTCAATTAATTTACCAGCTTGTCTTGGAAGTTGTTGATCTGCTAATGCTACGATCTGTGCTTCTATTCTATCAAGTGTTTGGGTTAATTGTTTATAGTATTCTATCTCGGCTCTTTCGATACCTTTAATTCGATAATTCGTTAAGTCTTTGACTATATCTGACATTCATTAAATTTCTTCTTCAGCTACTGTTTCTTGTTGTACTTCGTCTTGTGTGAACTGACCTACTTCTGCTTTTGCATCAATCTCATCAAAGATTTCGTTTAACTTCTCATCATCATCAACAACTGCTCTAGCAATTTCTTTATCAACTTCTTTAGCAAATGTAGATGAACCAATATCAAGTGCTTTAGCTTGTTGGAAGTACATAAGATCACTTGCATAATCTCTAATGTTAAATGAATCAGGATAATTTATTTCTCCATCAAATGTAGTGTCTTGGAACATAGCATATAATCTAAATAGTTGTTCTTCTGCGATTTGTAAGTTGTCAGCTTTCTCTGATAGTCTAGCATTTAATAATTCAAATTCTGTTTGTAGTGCAACACCAGATGTTATTCCTGTTTTTTGAGTTCTAACTGCTCCTGTGTGTGCAATTCTATTTATAGAATCTACTTTGTTGTTTATAGACTCCATAATAGCTTGTAAGTTCTGGCCAGATGGTTGTAGTAAATATGGTTTTAAATTTGGTTCAAGTTCATCAGGCATTTCAATAACTGCACCAGCACCAGCACTAGCATTTACACTTGGAGTTTTAACTAATGATGGGTGGTTCGTTAATCTAATTAACTGTTCCATCTCAGAGTATTCGTTGTAAATAGATTTTTGTAGATCAGCTATATCTGTTAAATCTGATTGACCTATTCCTCTTTTGTGTGATTTAGAATTATATAAAATTACTGCTGGTATTTTACCAATCATATTTGGAACACTATCAATTAATCTAGGTTCTTCTCGTTCTTCCATGTAGATAGTATCTATTCTATCAGGATACCAAATTCTCATGTATGTTCCACCATTACGATCTACTTCTTCTCTGATTTTTAAATAGTTAAGTTCGTACTTACCATTAACTTGTCTTTCAAAGTTCCAATCTAATACATTCTCTGGAGTAACGATTGATAAGTATGGTCTAATATCTTGATCTAATTCTTCTGCTCTAGTGTTAGTAGCAATATTAGGCTTGTCTAATACCATGAAACAATGACCATAAATAGAAGCATAGTTTTGTGCTTGTTTTATTACTGCGTTTAAATTGTTACCCTCTAAGTCAGCATCTTTTAAAAAGTTTTGTAATGAGGGTTCATCTTGCATAGAACCAAAATCTCTACTTGGTCTAACTCTAAAAAGAAAAGATGAATAAATTTGAATAATGTTTTTACAATGATTATCGCATGGAGTGTTAGCTAGTCTTTGATTAAACTCGTTATCTAATTCTAAATTATATCTGTTTAGGTATTGGCCGATCATGTAATCATAGCCACCATTGTATGATCTAATATAATACTCCCAATTATT